AAGAGAGGGCAATCTTGGCTGGCTTCGTGACACAATTCTGCCGTACTTAGTTCTGGACGAACAGTTTTTGAATCGACAACTTGTGCCGATGTTTGGGCAATATAGCGAGGGTCTGTTCCTTGCGTACGACAATCCTGTTCCGCAAGACGAGGCGGCACTTGCTGCGGTAGCAGCCAGCGACATCGCTGCGGGAATCCGTACACGAAACGAAGTTCGTGCTGAACGTGGACTCCCACCAATTGAAGGTGGTGACGAGATTATGATTGCTGCGGGAACAATGCCGATAGAAATTGCGATTGAACAAGCAAAGAATCCACCGATGCCGATGCCTTTCGGAGCGTTTGGCTTAAATGCCCCAGCCGAAACAGAACAAACAGAGCCGCCGATTGTTGAAAATGGACAGCCAGAAGAAGTTGACCCATCGGAAGCACTTAATGGCGCACAAGTTACCGCAGCCCTTGAAATTGTGGAACTAGTTGCGACGGGGCAACTTCCTAGAGAAACCGCAATTGGTCAACTCATGATGTTTTTCAACATATCAGAAGAAGCAGCGGAAAGGATAATGGGAGAAGTGGGTGCTGGTTTTGTGCCGAGTCCGATAGACCAAGAACGTGCGCTTGACTTCGATAGCAAAACGCTTGAAAGCATTTTGCGCGACATGAAAGAACTAGAGCCAATGCCTTGCGACTGTTGCAAGACCACCACGACCGCCCCAATTTCACATAAGGCGTTGTGCAATCCAGAGTTCGGCGCAAAGGCAGACCCCATTGACCGAGGCAACTTGGAGTATGAGGAACTGCTAAGAAAGAACCGAGAAGCGATGGCAAAATTGGAGTTGGAATTGAGAAAGATATTCGACCAACAACTGTCGGTGCTTGTTGAGTCAGGTCTTGACTTAGAGAAAGCAATCAGAGAAGGCAGCGTGGGATTGCAGGAAACTCTTGGCGACTTTGTTGAAGATGTCGTCCAGCAGTCTGGCAAAGAAGCGTTTGCGGAACTTGGACTTGACGCGGTTAGTTTTTCGATGCAGAGCGAGCAATTGCAGCAATTCGTCAGGACGTATACCATTCGTTTGCAACGAGGGTTGCAAAACACGACGTATGACCAACTTTCAAAAATCATCGGTCGTGGAGCAGTCGAAGGATTAAGCACCGAGGAAGTCTCACAACGGATTCTCGACTTGACAGGTGGCGAAGTCACAGCAGCGAGGGCAAGTATGATTGCAAGGACTGAAATTGCAACACTGCACGAAGAATCTCGCTTACAAGCGTGGGAACAATCAGGACTTGTCAGGGGGAAACAATGGGTACTTGCTGCGGGTGCTTGCGGCTTTTGCACGGCACTATCTCTCAAGTATCCAGACCCTATAGAGTTGACTCAAAATTTCTATTCGCTCAACGACACGGCAAAAAGTACAAGCGGGGAAACAATGAACATTAATTATCGAAATATCAGCACGGCACCGCTGCACCCGAATTGCAGATGTGGCACTATTGAAGTTATGGTGGACGAACCAAATGAATAAAGAAAAATATGGATTGAAAGACAGCACACGGATTGAAATGCGTGATTATAGCACGACCAAAATGGAAGCGAATTTGCCAGACCGTTCGTGCTTGAGTTATATAACGACCGACACCGTTGATGAAGAATTTGAGGCGATTTTAAGTTCTGGCATACAAACGTCAAGGTTTGTCAAGACGGGAACCTGCTTTTGGAATCATAATTACGACGATCCCGTTGCCGTGTGTAAATGGATCAAGCCGACAGAAAATGGATTGATGGCATTGACAGAATTTCCCGAACGCCCCGAAGGTCACGAAGGCGAATGGCGACCCGACACGGTTCTTGCTCTTGTGGCTGCTGGACTTTGCAAAGGTGTCTCGATTGGCTTCGGCTATCTTGAAACACGCAATCCGACCGAAAAAGATAAGTCCACGTTCCCAACAACAGGAAACGAATTGAAGCGAGTTGTCAGCAAATCACGACTTTTGGAGTATTCGTTTGCGCCGCTTCCTATGAACGAAGATGCCGTGATTGTAGCCCACCGCAAAGGTTTGTTGACGGCTGATGGTCGAATAAACTATGAGAAAATCGAGCAATCGGGGTCGCTGCAACTCAGGACGGGCGGCGCATTGACGCTGGAAACAAAAGAAAAGGTGAGATTGAAAACATACTCAGCCGCCGACCTTGCAAGGATTGAGATTGACAGATTGCGTGGGCGCGTGTATAAATAACAAGTAAGAGTACGCAATGAGATGGTTGCGGCGAGTCGGTGCGAATAGCGAGCCGAATGCTGAAACTCAAATCGTGGGGCGTTTGTGATAACGAAACAAATGTAATTGAGGTTCAGAAAATGAAAACCAAAATGACAAAAGCCGCATTGTTGCACCAAGTACGCAACTTGACGGCGAACCAATGCCGACAGCTCGGCGTTGCAAAAGCGTTTGACGGCGCACCAGCATTGAAAGCCGTGACGGCTTGGCTGGGCGATAGTCAACTATACGATGAAAATAACTCGGCACTTGATGTTGAAGCAATTTTCGCAGAGGGCGACCCCGCCGAAGTGGTACTCCACAGCGGCTTGGCTGCAACTGAAGAAGAAGCGGCGGAAGAAGTGACCGAAGAAATTGCAGCGGATGTTGCAGCGGAAGCACCAGCGCAAACGCTGGCGATGCGTTCCATTATTCGTGACGAACTTGCGAGCCAAAAGTCGCAACGCCGTGGACTTCCTGCATCTAACGTACGTGTTACCTCTACACGCAAAAAATCCGACCACTTCGATACGGATGAAGATCAATACCTCGCAGGGCAATGGCTCGGAGCGAAAGTTCTCAAGCGTCCGAGTGCAATCAAATGGTGGAACAACAACGCTCCGTCAGGATTGAAAGCACAAAGCGAAGGCACCAACAGTGCTGGCGGGTTCTTAGTTCCCGATCCGCTTGAAGCGGCAATCGTGGACGCGAGAAGAAGCTATGGAATTGCAAGAGCAATCTCACAGGTGTATCCTATGACCGCCGACACTTTGAACGTGCCAAAATTAACAAGTGGCTCAACAGTTTATGTCAACGGCGAATCGACAGCAATCACGGAGAGTTCCGCAGTTTGGGCAAACGTGGGGCTTACTTGCGCCAAGCGCGGTTGTCTGATGAAGTGGAGCGCAGAGTTAGGCGCAGACGCTTTGTTTTCAATGGCGGAAGTTTTGACCGATTATATGGGTCGCGCTCTTGGAATCGAAGAAGATAATTGCCTAATCAACGGCGACGGAAGTTCAGGCATGGGTTCAGTGACAGGTCTTGACGATACGGGTCACGTTGCAGTTTCAGGTGCTGGCTCGACATGGGGCGACCTTACGCTCGCAAATCTTGTCACGACGGCTGGTACTTTGCCAGACCGCTTCCACCAAAACGCTCAGTGGATTATGTCACGACAGTTTTATACTCAAGTAGTGTTGCGAGTAATTGCAGCGGCTGGCGGGAATACAATTGACTCGCTAGGCGTGGGTTCGACGGGCGCACAATTGCTTGGATATCCAATTCAATTCAGTGACTCCGCACCGACGTCAACCGCAACATCGACTGAGAACTGCTGGTTTGGCGATTTCAAATACGGCGTTGTATTCGGCGACCGTTCTGGTATCGAAATTGCAACAAGTGAACACGTCAACTTTGCAGAGGATCAAATCAACATTCGTGCGACTTCACGCTACGACATACAAGTCGTGACTGAAGCCGACGGTGATGCTGATGCTTATGTGTCTTTGAATACGACTTCATAATCGCTATAGCGATTATTTGGCGGGTGGTGCTTTCATCGCCCCCCAAATCTGCGCGATGGGGGGGCTACCTTTCGGGGTAGCCCGCCCCTAGCGACGCAAGGAAAAAGAGAATGGCAATTTCAACAACTGCAATCTTGACTCTTTCGGAAACCAAAAGATATCTGCAACTTGGGTCAACCACCGAGTATGACAGATTCTTGGTTGACTTGATTGACATCGCCACCAGCAAGATGGAGACTTTCTGCCAGCGCACGTTTGTCGAAACATCGCACAGAAAATGGCTAGACGGTACAGGTGTTGACGTGATGTTTTTGCCTGATACTCCCGTGACTTCGTTGACGAGGTTGGGATGGGAAAGAAAAAAGGCAATCACCGTTGACGCTTCAACTTCGTCGGATATTCGGGCGACGGTCGAAGTGCAAGACAATGCTGTCGTGTTAAAGCGGTGGGACTCGGCTGGCTCGGCAGCTACGACCACGCTCGCTTTTGCCGATTATCTCACTTCGGCACTGATGGCGACAGCCATTGATGGAACAACGGGGTGGAGCGCAACATCGAACGCGACGACCCTGAGTGATGACTTCATGAGGCAGGGTGGGCAAGACGCAAAGGATTCCAGCGCACAAATCAACTTCATTGACGATACTTCCGCAGAATTTCGGCTTGACGAAGCAAGCGGCAAAGTTGCCATGTTTGCTTCGACGGATATTGGCGATTGGTATCCATACAATTTTGACTCCCTTACTTTTCCTGAAGGAAATGGAAACATCTACGTCGAGTACACGGCTGGCTATACTCTGGCGGCGATGCCAGCAGCAGTCAAACAAGTGTGCATGGAGTTAGTTGCGGCGGCATTTAGCGCGGGGCGACATGACCCCACGGTTGCGAGCGAATCGCTTGACGCATATTCTTACTCCACCCGCAACGCCACAGAATTGCGAGACGACCACGAAAGAAAAATGCAACCATACCGAAGGGCTGCGGAATGAGCATAAGAGGAATCATTGACACTTGGGGTCACAACGTGACAATCCAAACTGTTTCGGATACCGTAGATGCTGGTGGGAGTCCACTTCGTACTTTCGCCAACTCTCAGCGCGACGTGCGTTGTCTGATAGTTAGCAAGGGTACGCCAGAGACGGTCGTTGGCGGCAGACCTGTTAACCAAATGTCTGCGACGGGATACTTTCCACCGACAATTTCGATTGAATCAAACGATCGCGTTATTTGGGTTGATGGTTCAACCACACGAACTTTCGAGGTGGTTGCAAAGCGCGAGCCGCTTGGCTTGAAATCCCCGAACCATCTCGCGCGGAAAATCGTGGACTTGGAGCAAGTCGAATGAGCGTGACTGTCCAAATGAATTTTGACGGTTTTCAGCGGCAGTTTGAAATTGAAGTTGCTGCAATGGTCTACCAGCAATCGAGGATTTTTCGAGGGGAAATGTCAAAACTTTTGTTGACTTCGGGAAAGTCCCCACCACCGTCAGCAGCGGGGCAAGTTCCGCACAACTTGACAGGGAATTTGGGGCGGTCATGGAAGTCGTCAAAGTCAAGGCGCGACGGAAAAGCATACAAGTCGTCGGTTTTCACTAACGTTGTATATGCTGCTGCGCTGCAATTTGGCTATACGCCTCGCGGTCTTGCACCTCGACCGTATGTCACCAAAGCAATTGAAAAAGCAAGTCCACGAATGGAAAGAAGTATCAACGTACCAGCGATGGTTGCGAGGGCGGCAGCGAGGTCGGCGGTCTAATGTCTCAAGCAATCAACACGGCTATCTATACAAAACTAACCGCCGACCAATCGGCGGGCACTTTATACGCGGCAGTTGGCGGCAGGATTTTCGAGAACGAGGGGCAAGACGACTCCGCGCTCCCGCTGCTAGTGTACGAAGTGACCACCGCCGAAACGTCGAACGTCATGGACGGCAAAGAAATAATCCGAGCGAACGTGACTTTCACGCTGTTCGGTCACAAGCGACTTGGTAACGCTGCGCTTGGCACGATAGAAGGAAAACTATACACCTTGCTCAATGGCGAAGGCATCACGACAACGGGATATGACCGAGGTGTTGTGATTGCAACGAGCCGAGACGTGCGACAAAATTTTGAAGATGTGCTATCATCTCAATCGGTATACAGACTAGAAGCCACCTCAACTTAATAATTCGGAGAAAATAAAATGGCAGAAGTAAGATATGTAGGAAATGATGGGTCGTTCACAGGTTTTGGCTCGAACGCCCATGACTTTATATGCACAGCGTGGTCGTTGACCGCCAGCCGCGTCGTCTCGGACGTGACGGGCTACGGTGACACGGCTCGCGGCAAGCGGGGCGGAATCCCTGAGTATACAGGTTCAGCGTCGGGATATATGAGTGGCGGTGCTGCGAACACCGCGCCAAACATCGGCGCAAGCGATACGGCTGGACGAAGCGGCACCAACTTGTTGACGGCTCAGAGCAACGTGTCATACTCGTTGGTTGTGTCCTCGGCAGATGGCGACTCAAAACTTGAGGGAGATTGTGTTATCTCGAACGTCAGCATATCGTCAACAAAAACAGGCGACGCGACAATCAGTTTCGACTTCGCTTGTGACGGCGCACCGAAAGAAACTTGGGACGAATCCTAAATCACGGAACGAAAAAATGAAACGCAAACGAATCCCCGTTCCGCTGCAAGGCGGAAAGACAGCATGGTTGGACAGGTTGACACCTCGCATGATTATTGAAATATCAGATGATATGTGGCACGACCGACGGCAGCGAATGATTGACAACTTCAACGCTGCTGAAATATCGTCGTCCGACCGCGTTGCTGCTTTGGCGTCTTTCGACGAGGAGCGTGGCAAGTATTCGTACATTCTGCGCCACGCTTGCACGGTCAATGGAGCGTATGACATTTTGAAGAAAGCATCGGAGTCAAAATCGGCAGAAAACGCCACAGACTTGGTGAATACTTGCGCTTTGGATACACAATCAGCCGTGGTCGTTGCTTGTCAATTGGTCGGCTACGATGATTCGGACGAAACGGAGAGCGAAAATTCGGCAAAAAAAAACGCCGAGAACAGCGACCACAGTGGTTGAAAGAAGCGGCGACCGTGGCGCACATATTCCCCGCCTTTGGCGATCCGCTTGATTTGCCGATAGACGTGTTTTATGGGCTGCGGAGTCGGGTGGGAGCAGTGGTTCGCATAACAAGTGGCGAGCCGATGAGTGACAGGGAACTAGTCGAGGATATGACGGTGGAACTAGAATAATGGCAGCCAACGAAGTAGCAAAAATATCAGTCGGCATTGAGGCGAAGGTGGATAACCTTGCCAACGACTTGCAGTCTGCCGAAAAAGTTGTCAGAACAGGCGCAAAGAAAATCGAAGATACCGTCGAACGTGCCTCGCAGAAAATGCAGAGGTCATGGACAGAGGCATTTTCAAAAATCAACTTTATACAACAAGTCGCCTCGGCAATATATTCGGCGTTCAAGGCGGTTGAAGGTGTGGTCAAGGCACTCGGCGACGAGTCTCTCAATTCCTCGCAGAAAATAACAGGGTCGCTGGACGCAATCGAACAAGCGAACGTGCCTGTCCTTTCGCAATTTTTGTCGATGGGTCGGGGAATCCACGAAATGATCACGGGCGAGGCGGCTCTTGAGGCGCAAATTTCACGAACCAATGCACAGTACGCAAAGAGAGCGCAAGAGCAAGCGGCAGAATCAAACGCTCGGCGCGAAATATCAGCCGCCATATCTAGTCAACTTGCGGAACAGGAACGGTACAACGAAATGCAAGAGACGTCGACCGAAGAAGCGAAGTTGAGAATGAAGCAGGTGCGGGAAATGGGCGAACTTGAAGCGTCGCTCAATGAAAAACTGCGCGAGATGAAGAAAGGAATGACAGAGGAACGCATTGCCAGCGAAAGGGAAACCATTGCCAGATTGTTGCAAGAAAAGCAAGAGCAGCATGACAGAGAACTTGAGTCGGCGCGGAAACGCGACGAGGCACTTGAACAGAGCAATCAGGACAGATTGAACCGTGACATTGAAGCAGCCAGAAAAGCCGAAGAAACAAAAAGAAAACTAGCCGAAGATGCGGCAAAAGCGGTTGCAGACAAGACCAGCAGTTTGCAACACCAACTGCGGCAAGCGGAATTGCGTGGACAGGGTGAAATCGAGCAAGCCGCCATTGAAGCAATCGAACATCGTTTTGACAAAATGCGGCAAGACGCCACCAAAGAACAAGCGAGAATGATTGACAGGTTGCAAGAACTTGAGGTCGCAGCAACCACCGCCAAAGCCCTAGAAAAAGTGACAGGAAAGGCAGAGAAGCAAGAGGCGGCAGCAACCGCAACGCTTGCAACAGCAATCGGCGGTTTTACTGTAGCAACGGGAACAAGTCCAGAGTTGCGAGAAAGCAAAAAACAAACAACGCTTCTTGAAGAAGTAGTGGAAAACACGACACCGAAGCAGGGGGGCGCAGTGATAATCGCTGCGGCTTGAACATGGCAATTGTAGTTAACGAAGTCCACGGCAAGAGCGAAGCGGGAGCAATCGGCGCAGACGGTTCACGCACAGTCACGCGTCAATTTCATGTGTACGACGACGAAGCAGCCGTCACGCTCGACGATGCGCTGGCTGCCGCTGGCTTGCCGAGTGAGCCGAGCGAGGGAAGTGCTGGCGATACCGTCTCAACATCTAGTGGAAATTTTTACTATTGGGGTACGCGCAGTTTTCAAAGGGTATTGGGACACGACGACCAATGGATATTGTCCTATGAATATGTCGCGTCGGTATCGGAACCATCGGGCGGCGTAGAAAATGAAAAAAGCGGCGGCGTTCGTAGTGTCACCCGTGGCGCGTACCGTAGAAATCCAACTCCGCCAGACCCGAACGAAGTTAGTGGGACTATGGAAGATATCGGCGGCGAACCAATTGACTCAGGCGGCGTGAAAACTTCCTTTGTTCACCCACAAGCGACGTTGACCATTAGGACTTTTTCCGCAAATGAGCCAGAGATATCAGACTTTGAAGATAAGGTCGGCAAGCGCAATAACGCGGGGTATCAGGGCGGTAAGCAAGGGGCGGTTCTTTTTGTTGGCGCAAGGTTTTCAAAAAATACTTCAATCAATATGTGGGTCACTGAATATGAGTTTGCTTTTGACAGTCAGACGTACCACGCAGACCAAGTTGCCAAAACGGGAGCGCAGGGCGAAGTTGTAACAGCACCAATTGGCGACAATACAAATGGGTCAACCGCTGCCGTTCATGTGTATTGGGTGCAACCGTTTGAGACAACGGATTTTTCGAGTCTGCCATGAGTGATTACAAAATACCATTAATTAATAAGATGCAGTTCGGCGTTATTGACGAAAAGTTTGTCAATTCCGCAACACGATTAGCAAACGACTTCGCAGACTTGAAACCGCAACTCGATAGTATGATGAGTTTTGATGAGCGCGGGTTTTTGAAAAAGCCGATTCTTGCAAAAATCAAAGACTTTGAAGTCGTTACCGAAGTGGAAATTGAGTTCGCCAGCGGATCGCAGCGACCTGTCGAAGTTGCGTGGAAATACAAATGGGACAAGGTAAGTATCGTGAAGGAATCAGAAATTATTGCGGTCGAGGGCGGCGAGGGGCACCCACTCGACGAGTACACCAACTCAGACGCAGCGGAAGAATTGCACGGCGAGGGTCAAGGGCTAGCGTACAACATTGCAGAAATGGCAAACGCCGAACTTGCTCCAATTGTCTTTGGCGTCGACATGGAAACAAGCGCATATCCGCAGGGGTTCAGACCGCAGCCAGCCGACGTTGGAACTTATGTACTTTTGAGTCCTCACTATTGCGACGAGGACGGGTTTTTTTTCTACACTTTTGACAGGCAAGGAGTCCATGACGGCGTGTGCAGTAATTTGCCAGCACCCCCTATGGAATAGCGAAAATGGCAGGAACAAGAAGTCAAGCAGGGGATTGCTGTTGCAAGCCGCGTCAATGCGGGCTGTGTTCGTCGTCACGACCGAAAAGCCACGAACTTGGCACTTACTTCGGCGGCGGCGAATATCACTTGGAAGAGAGTCATATTTTCTGTCTGGACGAGGAAACCGAGGTGGCTTGGGAGACCGAGCCACTGAATAGTGACGATTACGGCGCAGACTGTCCAGATGTTGAGGTGATGCAAATTTGCCTTGACGCATGGAGTCTTACTCCACTCCACACTTGCTTTTCGTACAATAGCAACTGCGCTGGCGATTCGTACCAATGTTACAATTACAATGGAACGCCCCAGCAGAAAATAAAGAAAGAGTTTTTGATTTGGCGCAATGAGGAAAATCCCTGCCGTTGGAGCACGGCTGGCTGGATAGTGATTGACCCCGTTGAAGATATGCACTCCACACCGAAATCTTGTGGTCATGCGTCGTGTTGCGGAGATACGGGGCATTGGGGACAATTCGATTCCGACGTGATAACGAACGGCATGAAAATACGTGCAGAAGTTCGCGCTTCGCCGTTTTGCATTGGTGAGGATTATTCTGCCAGCCCGACCGACCCATTCGACTTGCAGAGCAACGCCGCGTATGTCTGGAACTTGGGCTATCCAGAGGGAACTTGTGGGCGACTTATCGAGGTCAAAATAGAATTTCACTACATGGACAGCGACGGCATGAGTGGCGGAAACCTGTTGAGAAATGCTACAGGAAAACGCGGGTATCCCACGCAGGATTATGAATTGTACGACTATCGCGGTGGAACAAAATGGAGTGCTTGGTTTTTCCCATCTTGTGGCTGCTTGCCATATTGCTACGACGATGAGGGGTGCGAAGAATGCGGAGAGACAACTTGCTTTTCTGAGGAAGATTTGCCACCCGCTTCGATTGATGCCCTGAGTCGAGACAGACTTTGCAACGCTAAAGACTGCGGAACTTATGGTTGTTGCGTTCAACACTTAGAATTGAACGGTACTGCACTTGGAATTGAACGGTGCTACGAATGCTACCGTCCTAGCGACTACAACGAACAGGTCGACACGGATCTTCGCCGACCGCCGTGGCAGACTTTCACGTCTTGCGGGGGCTGGAATGTACTTTCAGGAGCAACGGACGAGTGTGGGCGCGGGGCTACATGGTCAAGAACGGGCGACTCGTCGCTTTTTTCGACTCTTGTTGTCAACAGCAGCAACGGCGGCAATCACCCGTCAGAGTTGTGTGATATTCCGCACCCCGTGTCCTGCTGCGGTTCGTTAGATGGCTCGGGGTGCCGTAACGCAGCAGGAGAGCCATACGATACTTGCTGGTGGACAAACGGATTCCAAGCCAATATCTCACCGATTGCAAGAGGTTGGAATGTGGGAATGGGTTGCAATTGGAGGATTGTGCCAACATGAAAAAAACGCCACTAGAAAAACAAGAGATAGTAAAATGTACCCATTGGCGGGATTGCGGAGTTGACAACGGCGGCTGTTGCGCTTTGAATAAGTTCCCCCGCCCATCGTTGGCAGTTTGCTTGCGATTCTGCGACGAAAAGTTTGATAAGCCGCAAGGATTCGGCGATTCGCTTGCGAAAACTATCGAGGTTTTTTCGCGCGGCAAAATCAAACCAAAAAAGGGTGGCGGCTGCGGATGCGAAAAACGCCGCAAGAAATTGAACAATCTGTTACCCTACAAAAAAAACAAGCCAAACAAAAAAAAATAATCGGAGAGCAATACAATGGCAATAACAACGTGGACAGGAACGACGAATTCGGATTGGGACACGGCAACAAATTGGAGTTCAGGCAGCGTCCCAACTTCTTCAGACACCGCCATCATTGACGGCGACGTTGACATCACAGGCGGCGAACCATCGAACGAGGAAGTCGAGCGGGTATACGTTGCGTACACCTACACGGGATCGCTTGGTTCAAGTGGCACCCCGCTGGAGTTGGACGTGGCGCAATTCAGTTATGACAGCAGCACGTCGAGCGCCGTGTCGTACGTCCACTTGTTGGGCGTAGCCAACGCAACGCCCGACGTTGTGATTGCGGGCGCCAAAACGAGCG